GCGTTACAGTTCAGAATGACCGCGGTTTCTACAACACAGATATCCTCAGTATCACTATTAACATGGACGTTATTGATGGTTCTTCTCTTTCTGGTGGGGAGGCACTACCTATCCCTGAGTTAAAGTACTTGCCTTCTAACCCAGATGCTTATCTACGTGATCGAATCGTGTTTAAGAATCAAGTATTTACTCCAAAAAGAATTCTTCCAAAGGGAATCATTACAGACGACTACACACTATTTGATATTGATTGTTACCAAGTTAACCCTGAAGAGTTGGTCAATGACCCTCAATTCCAACAGTTTGCTGGGTATTCTCCTTTTGATCCTAAAGACAGATTTGCTAATGAAGGGATCCCTGGATAATGCCTAAAATTAAAGTTGGCGGGGCAGACCACGTTATTAAGAAAAACAAAAAAGGCGAAGTTATTGTCGACCATGCTGCCAGCGCTAAAGCTGGTAAATACGATAAGATCAACCTTACTAAAAAAGCTGGGGCTAAGACAGTCAAGGAAGGCGTTAAGGCCACCAAAGACTGGCACAAGAAGAACCCTCACAAGAAAGGCAAGTAATGGCTAAGAATCCATGCTGGGACGGATACGTCCAGGTAGGTATGAAAAATCAAAACGGCAAGAAGGTGCCAAACTGCGTGCCTGAAGGTAAAGGAAAAGACAAAGTCGCTAAACCTAAGAAAGGTAAAAAATAATGTGTAAATCGTGCGGATGTGGCTGTTCAAAGCCAGGTTGCAAGGGTGCTTGCAAGAAGACTACAAAGAAAACTGCAAAAAAGATGTCTCCTAAGCAAAAGAAGCTTGATGTAGATAAAGACGGCAAGCTAGAAGGCTCCGACTTTGCTGCTCTTCGTGCAAAGAAGAAGAAATAATGTGCGCCACCTGTGGCTGCATGAAGCCAAAAGATAAGCACGGCATGAAGACCCTAGCTGCTGCTAACAAGAAGTACGCTAAAAAGTCTGACTCAAAAGGCAAGGCTAAGAAGGCCAACGTGGTTAGAAAAAAGGGTATGTAATGAGTCGTATGCCGTATAACGAAAAGAACGACAAGAAGCAGGATGCCAAGACTACCAAAGGTATGAGCGCTGCTGAAAAGAAAGAGTTTGAAAAGATGGACAAGGCTCATGGCAAGCGTAACAAGCCAGAGTCCCAGACAGCTGACCGCAAGATTGACGAGAAGTTAAAGAAGAAAGCAGTCAAGAAGGTTGAAAAACGCCACGAAGCCAAAGAAGGTAAGAAGGGCGAAAAAGCTGAGGATAAACGAGAGAAGAAAGCTAAAAAGAAGTAACGACTTAGGCCCCGAAAGGGGTCTTTTTCGTTTATTCTTGTTTTTGACGCCGGAGTAATCCGGAACCCTGCAGCTTGACCCCGCACTTCTCCCTATGGAGGTTTTTCATGATTTACCTACTCGACAGAATGGCTCGTGCTGAAACTGAAGCCGACAAAGAGCAATTCGTCCGCGGTGTTTTAGGTCTAGACAAATTCCACGCTGGCTCAATGGTAGCTGGTTGGATTGCAGGAAGTCTAATCTCTAAAGCAATCGTGGGCCGTAAATGAGATTATCAGAAACCTTAAAGAATTCCATAAATGAAGGTGCTCGGTTCGATTCTGCGGTAACTACCAGAGCTTTACAAAAGTACTGCCTAGAAAATGGATGGCCTGCAGACGTTGTAAACGTCATCTCTGTTCAAAATACTGGCTCTGAGCATATTATTTACTACCCACCTTATCTGACCTCTAAGATTAATGATCTGGAGTACGGTACTCAAACCACATCTCCAAGTGGAGTACTTCGTCGTTTTCTAGACAATATTGATGACACAGCTCTAGCTACTGGGATTTTGGGGGCGATGTTCTAATGCCTTTTATTCTTAATGAAGATAAAGCCCTAAAGCTAATGCTTACCGGAGTCACTGTCTCAGATAGCGGTAACTCCGCTAGACCTGTTGGCGTATGGTTTGGACAACCTGATCTTGAAATCCGTGCACAGTCCTACCCATATATGACCATAGATTTTTTAGGATACAACGAAGATTTTGCTAGAGCTCACCGTGGTGAGATTCAGATGCCGTACTTTCCAGAAGGCGCAAATACTTCTGAGCAGTACATAACAGAGTTTCCGATTCCAGTCTATCTTGATTATCAGATCACTACTTGGTCACGTCAACCAAGACATGATCGACAAATCATGGCAGAGATGGCAACCGGACAACGCATACCTTTACGGTATGGGTTACTAGTAGTTCCAGAAGATAACACGGTTCGCCGTTTAGACTTTTTGGGATTTGCAAAAAAAGATACCCAAGACGAAAATGGAAAGCGTCTATTCTCTAACGCATACACTGTTAGAATTAGCGCTGAAATCTTGCCTAGGGTTCTTGATCAGATCGTCCCTGTAACAGAAACTAACGTCTCGCTCAATAGCCAGCCTACAGAGTTCACAACAATATCGTCATAATACGGAAACCCAAAGAAAACCAACCAACCCTAAGGAGTAAAACAGATGGCTACATATAGCCGGCCAGGAGTCTTCATCAGTGAAGTCGCTCTGCCTCAATCAGTTGAATCTGCTAACAACAGCGCATCTCGTGGTGCTTTTGTTGGTAAGTTTGCAAAGGGTCCAACAACCTCACCAGTTCTTGTAACAAGCTGGTACGAGTTTGTTAAGACTTTTGGTGGACTCTCAGATTCATTCCCAGCAACCTGGGCACTATATACCTTTTTCGCTAACGGCGGACGTCAGGTATACGTAAAGCGTGTTGTAGGAACAGGTGCAGCTTCTGCTACCGTCACACTTCGTGACCGTGCAGCAACACCAGTATCAACACTTACCCTCACAGCAGCTAACGCTGGTGCTTGGGGTAACGACCTTAAAGCAGAAGTAACATCTGCCTCTGCTACCACATTTAACTTAATTATTTCTGACGCATCAGGAGTAGTAGAACAACATAATGATCTAAGCATGTCAAGCACAAGCTCACGTTATGTAGTGTCCTACGTAAACTCAAGTTCAAGCTATGTACTAGTTACAGACCTTAACTCTTCAACTGCTGCTCCAGATGATCAACCAGAAGCAGCTGGACAGAAGATCTTCACCTCAGGTGCAGACGGATCTACCCCAGCACGTGCTGCTTATCAAACAGCCCTAGCAACTTTTGATCCAATCAATAGCCCAATCCTTATCAACAATGCTGATGCAGCTTATGCATTTGCATCAGGTGGTACAACTCAGGATCGTGCAGCAGCTGTGCTTCTACAAGGTGACGTAGCTTCTTATGCTGAAGCTCGTGGAGATGCTTTTGCGATTGTTGATCCTCCTGCAGGACTAACAGCCGCTGAAGCTATTACCTACGCAGCAGACGTTAAGGCAGCTTTTGCAGCATCTGGAGATGGTGGAAACACTGCAACTTACTACCCATGGGTAGCTGTTCCAGATCAACTAAGCGCTGCTACTGCAGCAACTCGCATCCTTCCTCCTGGCCCAGCAGCTATGGGTAAGTTCCTAGACACAGACGCTACTCGCGGAGTGTTTAAGACCCCAGCTGGTTTTGCTACAAAGGTTGCAAGTGCGGTAGCTCTAGAGCGTTCCTTAACCAACGCTGAACTAGACTCACTAAACGTTGCGTCAGCACCAGTAAACGCTATCCGTAATGTTCCTGGAGCAGGAATTGTAATTATGGGTGGACGTACTATGAATAACACCCCAGGTGATCGTTACATTAACGTTCGCCGCTCAATGATTTTCTTAAAGAAAGAACTTACTGATCGCAGTGCGTTTGCAGTCTTTGAGAATAACAGCGAACGTCTCTGGAATCAGATTCGTACCGCTTTGGGTAACTTCCTTCGTGACTACTGGTCACAAGGCGGACTCCGTGGATCAACACCAGCACAAGCGTTTTACGTAAAGTGCGACTCCTCAAATAACAGCCCGGCACAGATTCTTAGCGGCCGAGTAAATATTGAGATTGGTGTAGCCGTAGAGTACCCAGCAGAGTTTATCGTGATCAGCATCGGGCAGATCACCGGAAGCGCTTCGGCGTAAGGAGATAAATAATGGCTAATGCATTTACTAACGTATTGTCTACGTTAGCAACGGATCCAGTCCGTAACTTCCGGTTTTTGGTGGAATTTTTACCTCCTTCCGGAGCAGGAACACCTACTTGGGCTTTTGATGCCAAGATGGGTTTCACTTCTGTATCAGGCTTAACTGTTGCTACAGAAGCAATTCAATACCGTGAAGGTGGCTACAACACAACTGTTCACCAGCTTCCTGGTCAAACCTCATTCAGCCCGGTTACATTTAGCCGCGGTGTGATGCTAGAAAACTCACAAAACTACAAGTGGATGCGTCGTCTGTTCTCAGTGATCAGCTCAGGTGCAACCGCTGGTGTTGGTGCAGATTTCCGTTGCGATATCGATATCAAGGTTCTCAGCCATCCAAATGCTGCAGGACTTACCGTGCAAGATTCAAGCAATGCTTCTAAAGCGGGAGCAAGCGCAGATCCACACGTAGCCCTACGATTCCGCATTTACAATGCATGGATTACTAACCTTTCCTACAGCGGATTGGATGCCGGAGGCAACAGCCTAATGGTTGAAGAAATGACTGTGGTTCACGAAGGTTGGGATGCTACATACGCAACTGACTACACTGCATCAGCAGCCGTATTCAATAACGGCGCTATTCAAGGCTCAGAAAACTCAAATCAGTAACTAACAGAAGGTATATAACATGACGACACAGACTTTAAATGCCGCAGAAAATCCGGCATTGGCAAACAAAATCGCTCAAGCCGTTACAAATGTTCAAGTTGAGGAGACGGTGGGATCGACAGTACCTACTATTACGATCCCATCGCTTCCCGACACAAACATAGATCTTCCAGGTGGATTTTATGATCCTATGGAAGATCAAATGATTACAACAGCTGAGGTTAGAGAACTGACTGGAGCTGACGAAGAAGTGATTGTTAAGATTTCAGAACCTGGGAAAGCTCTTATGACTATCCTAGAAAAAGCTACTGTCTCTATTGGAGGCAAACCAGCGGATAAAGAAACCTTAAATATGCTTCTTGCGGGGGATCGTGAGGCACTGCTTCTTGCTATTCGACGAGTTACTTTTGGTAACGAAGTTGAGTTAGAAACAGTATGCGACCGTTGCCCAGAACTACAAACTTTTGTAATTGACCTTACAAAAGATGTAGAGGTAAAGACATTGGACGACAGGATTAACGATCGTCGTTTTGTTCTAGACCTCAAAGTTGGAAAAGTAAAGGTAGCCCTACCTACAGGGGATACTCAACAGAAGCTAGTAAACGCTCCAAACAAGAATACTGCGGAGCTTGATACCCTTCTATTGAGCAACTGTGTATTAGAAATTAATGATGTCCCAGTATTGGGTCAAGCTCAAATTCGTAACCTTGGTATAAAAGATCGTAGAACAATCCTAGAAGAGATTGCAAAACGCAATCCTGGTCCATTGCTTAGTGAAGTAAAGAAGGCCTGTAGTGCGTGTGGCCAGGAGGTAGAACTGCCATTAACACTGGCAGAGTTGTTTCGTTCATGAAACAAGCTACCAAATGCTCATTGACTCCTATGACATACTAGCTCAATTTTATCCGGGCTGGTCTCTCACAGAGTTACGAAATTTAACGGTACGAGAACGCTTAGTTTTCATATCTAAAGCAGCGGCAAGACCTAAGGTGGTGAATTAGTAAGTGGCTATAGATCCTAAAGGTAACGTGGGTCAAGAGGCTCTTGGTGCAAGTGGCAAAAAAGCTGTTGAAGGAATAGCTAATGCCATGGACAAGGGTCTAGATAGTGCTGTCAAAAAAGCCACAGCTTTAGAAAAACTTTATGAAAAGATCTACACACACGTAGATAAAGCTGTAAAGGTTCAAACTGGGAAAACCTCCAGCACTAACTTAGGACTAGCTCCTATGGGTCCTGGAGCCGTATCTTTACAGAACGGTAATTACGGTCAGGGCGGCGGAGGCATAAGTGCTGGCCGATTAATGATGGGTATAGGCGTAGGTGCTATGGGCATCATGCCAAGCACAATGACAGCCGTAAGTCAAAGACTAGCCGCTGAACAAATTGCTATGTACTCCATGGGTAACCGTGGTGGTGCTCGTGGGGTAATTACTAACGCCAACTCTATGGTTGGTCGTGGAAACATGACCAGTGCCATGGGTCCTACCATGGCTATGGGACAAATTTTGTCTCAAGGTGGTTATGGAACTAACTCACTAAGCACTAAAAATATTATGAGTCAACTTGGTGGTTTAAGCGCTGCCTCAGGTATGTCAAATGAGGCTGCTGCGGGGGCGTACGCAAGCCAAAACGGAATGACCTTACTTAGACTAGGAATTAGGCTTCGTGACCCTCAAGGCAACCTAAGACCACCAAATGAAGTAATCAATGATATTTACAATCGTTTATGGCGAGGAACTACTCCTAAAAATCCAGAGGTAATGTTTGCTCCAAACAGCATTGAATACCAGACACTTATGGCGGCTGCTGGGGGCAGTCAAGAACTATTTCAGCTGTACGCAAGCTCTCTTATGCTTCGCGTCAAGAATAAGAAGGCTTTAACAGCAGGTCAAATGAAAAGTGCCGGCGGTGTGCTAAACACTATGGGCATAAAAGGAAGTATTCAAGGAACAAACTTTAACTATCAAAGCTCACAGAACCGTCTTTTACAAGGAACTGAACAAGGATTAGTTGGCGGTTATCAAGGAGCTCTTGGTGCCGCAACAATGGTTAACAA